AGCAGCCGTGCCACCTCGGATGAGTTTCTCTCCTCGAGGACCGGTTTCAAGCGCAAAATCTACGAAGCTGCAAAGAAGCACATTGACATTAATAGCCCTAGTCTGAACGACCTGGCTCAACTGGGCTTCTTCGTGAAACAAGAAAACACCTTTTGGACAAAGCTCCAAGTCCCGAGGATAATTTCACCAAGAAGTCCGGGTTTTAACTACCTACTTGGCAGGTACTTGTTGCCCATTGAGAAGCAAGTGTACAGGTCCTTGGCGGAACTATGGGGTTCCGATGTGGTCGTGGCGAAAGGCATGACCATGGAGGAGAAAGGCGAAGCTATAGTGAGCAAATTGCGCCCAAACTGGGTGTGTGTTGGACTTGACGCAAGTCGGTTTGACCAGACAATTGGACGTGAATTGCTCACTGCCGAGCATGGTGTTTACGCGCTGTGCTATCCTGGAGATCGTCTTTTACCAGCTCTACTACGTTGTCAGTTGGACAACAAAGGCAGGGCGCAATGCCCTGATGGTTCTGTCAAGGCCCGAATTGGCGCCATGCGGTGTTCTGGCGACCAAAACACTTCACTTGGTAATTGCATGATTTCTTGCATGCTTGCTAAGTTGTATGCTGAGGAGAACGGGATCAAGGACATTGATTGTTTCAACGATGGCGATGATTTGCTATTGTTTTTACCTGCCACAGCATTACCGATATTGGACAACTTACAGGAGTGGTATCTCAAGTGGGGCTTACGAATGAAAGTTGAACCACCTGCCTACAAGCCAGAGGAGGTGGAGTTTTGCCAAGCCAGACCTGTGTGGACTGAGCGAGGTTACGTCTTGGTGCGCAACCCTGCTAAGGCTTTCAACACGGATTTTGCTGGGAATGCGACTCTTGGTAATAATGAATATTATCTGAGGTATTTAAGAGCGGTGGGTGCTTGCGGTATGTCTTTGGCGGCTGGCATACCTATTTACCAAGAGTTGTATTCCTGGGCTGTTAGGAACGGCAGAACCGGTAAGGTTAATTTACACAGGGCTGGTGCGTTGAGTTATCAAGCCAAAATCCAACAACAGGCCGGTCACCACGCGCGGTGGCTACCTGTCCATCCAATGACTCGCGAGAGTTTTGAGATGGCTTTTGGCATCAACGGGGCCGACCAGCTTTCCATGGAGGGGATCATTACCAATATGGTCCTAGGCCGCCTCCCCACCCAACCTACATTCGAGGTGCACTCAGACCTATATAAATTACCCCTTTGTTACAAGCTGAACATTGCTGAGTGATGGCTAAGAAGAAGCAATCTCAGAAACCCAAAGTCAAGCGCAAGGCGCCAAGAGCGCCGCGCTCCATTGGGATGACTGCTTACCAGCGGTTGCTCCACAACCCATGCCAGGCGGAGGTTTTGTCCCCGTATGGTGGTGAGAAGGGGTTTGTCCAAAGGTTCGTGCAGGACCTTACTGTGAATGCAGTAGCTGGGCAGACTGCTGGTTACATCACGTATTCTCCATCTAACAACTCGTACGTTATTGTTAATGTTAATACAAGTGGCACTGCCGCGGCGCCTGGTGTTTTTGCTGGCCCGGGTGCTACGTATTTGGGAGCGAATGCTGCCAAAGTTCGTGGTATTGCCGCTTGTATTACCATTATCCCTGCTGCTACCAGTTACAACACGTTAACTGGTGAGATAGGGTGCTTTGCCACCTCGTCTAATACTTTGAGCGGTATCGGTGGGGCTACGTACGCGCCTGATGGCGTACTGCAGTTATGTAACACGCGCACTGTGTTAGCCAAGCGTGAGTATGAGGTCAAGTGGTTTCCCGGTTCCTTGGATCATACGTACGCTTCGGCTTCGGGTACATCCGGTACCTTTGTGACTTCAGAGGATGCTGACGTCAACATGATTGGTTTCGTGTGGCGTGGGTATCCTTCTGGCACTCCACTCAATGTGCGTATTACTACTGTGGTTGAATGGACTCCTAAGCAGGCGTTGGGTATCGCCGGCACTTCCACTCCAGGCTACGGCATTAACCATGCTGACCAGGCCGCTGCATTGCACCAGGCCCACCCTGGTTGGTGGAATTCTTTGGCCCACAACATGATCGAGGATGCGTCTGCCGTGGCCCGCAATGTCGGGCGGCGTGGCATGGCCATGCTTGGTTCTGCTGCTGAACGTGCCATGGGATCTGGTTTGCAAGCTTTGGAACGCAATGTTATGCGTGTAGCCGGGAATGCCATGCCTTTGCTTCTTACTTTGTAGGCCTGCCAGGCTGTAAATGGTTGACGGAGCCCAGTCATTAAACCGGATTGTAGTTGCTGTGATAGTCGAGTACGTCTGGGAGAAACGGCGAGAACGTTGGGTGGATGGGTGACCACCTGAGTTTACAATCGAGCTTGGGGACCTGGACCGAAAGTGATTGATCAGTCAAAACTGCAAATTGTGTATGTTGGTGGTGGTTAGGGCAAGAGTAGAGTGCCTAACTCTCTCGGACCGGCACGTGTCCGGACAAGCAAGGGGATAGTTCGCGCGAGGGGACCCCGGAGTTCGTGTCATTGTGGCAGCCACTAGCTTGCTAGTGGCAAGTGTGCCC